CGCATGTCACTGCAATGGAACTACTTTGAATTTGAGGAAATTGTTAGAAGCGGATGATTATAATTTTCTTCACGATGTTTGTGGTATTATGCGGAACATCAATAGGAGAACAGGAAAAATAGAGAATTTCTTCAGTCCGAGGTGTGAATTATAGGATAGATAGAGCCGCGTGAATTGACCCGGGATAGCGATTCACGAACCCGGAGGGAGAAGCCAATCGATGGCCGGGGCAGGTGACTACTGAAAGAAGATGGCGTTCCCCGTGGCGGAAGGTAGACGCAACAGAGGCACGAAGACGGTTAGAGTCCGTGGACGTGGCGTATCCATCTGGTTGATGAGGTCGGATGGAGTCCGTGGGACAAGGCCCACGGCGGGGAAAATGGCCGTTCCAGTGAAGTGTAATGCATGGTGAGTGTATTACTTGAGTATGGCCTCCGAAGCGATACTGGATAAGCGAGGCGGGCGGTGATGTGCCTTGATTACGCGGCGGAGCTAACGCGCTAATGAAACATCACGACAAGAGCTGACAGCCCGGAAAGACGGGCACAATGCCCGGTTAGCTCAATTGGTAGAGCGCACACATGTGTGAGGTTGCGGTTCGAGTCCGCATCTGGGCGTGGAATTTACCGGGGTGCACACCGGGGAAAAAGGAGGCCAAAAATGGCGATTATTGCAAAAAGCACAGGCACGCAGGAATTCGAAATTGTGCCGGAGGGAACTATTCAGGCTGTGGTGTCCAATGTCTATGATATTGGCGAACACCTGAAGCGCAACATCCGCGAGGGCACTGAGGATCGACAACACCAGGTGGTTGTGATGTTTGAGATGGCGGAACGCATGAAGCGTGGTCAGTATGCCGGGGAGCGGTTTGTGACATCGAAGACCTATAAACTCAGCTTCCACGAAAAATCCAATCTCAGAAAAGACACCGAGGCGATATTGTCCAGGCGTTTCACTGAGGAGGAGGCCACTCATGGGTATGATGTGGAGCAGTTGATTGGCCGGAATTGCTATCTGGCGATCATCCATTCGCGGCGTGGGGAAAAAACTTACTCGGACATCCAGGGCATCATATCATTACCCACCGGTGTACAACCTATGGTGCCGGAGTTGCCCCGCGAACATTGCCCTAAATGGATCGCTGAGAAGCGTGCTCTTGGTGGGGTGATTGGAGCAACGGCAGAACAAAAACCAGCCACGACACAATCAGGTGTTCAGGGTGTCCAGATGGATCCTCAAAAAAAAGTGATTCTCGATATGGCGAATGCTCAGTTGGAGCAGTATGTCAAAGATGGTCTGTTGACCTATGATGAGATAAGATGGTTTGTGAAATCGGTAGCAGGCCGAGAAGCGAGGATTTCGGAGCTTGACATCGAGCAAATAAACGCAGTGGTTCGGAAGTGTCTGGTAATTGTGGAAAAGGTGACTACTGTCAAAGCGAAAAACTCGCCATTGTCTGATGAGCTTTGCACAGACCCGCTTGTTCCGCCATCATTCTGAGGAGGATATATGGAACTTGAATTAGCTACGATTAGCGCCACGCTCACGAAAACAATCTCCTATGTACGTGGTGTGTGTGGTGAGCCAACGGCTCCGGTGCCAATTGCAGACGATAAGGCGCTGGTATCTACCCAAGAGAACATTGCAACCCTGAAGGCGTTGGAAAAATCGATTCTCGAGTATTTCGCGCCCCGGAAAAAGGAGGCCAAGAAGCCTTATGATGAACTGCTGGAACAGGAACGTGTATGGAAAGAGGCAGTAAATAAGGTTTTTGTATTTGCTGACGCAAGGGTGCGTGAATACAACGACCGAAAAAGGCGGGAAATACAGGAACGGGAACGCATCGAGGCAGAAAAACGCGCCGAGGAGGAGCGCAAGCGGTTAGATGCTGAAAAAGCCGAGGCCATGAAGGCTGGCAACACCGAACAGGCTGAGGTGATCGAGGAGGTGAAACAGGCGACTGTTGCCGGTTATGTCCCGGAACGCAAGATGATGAGTCGCTCGGAGATGAACACCATGAGCGAATCATCGGTGATTGAGGATTTCCAGATCACCAACCATGAGGAATTTGCGGCGGCTCTATTGTCATCAGGGAAGGGCTCTCTGATTGTGCTGGACAGTAAGACATCGACACAGTTCAAAAAGTACCTGTTAGCGAATCAGGATGTGTCAGCATTTCCAGGCACCGTATTTCGCAGGGACTGGAAAACTAATTATAAGACAAGAGTATAGGAGGCAATATGATAGAATCAGAGACGACGATCTGACAATTTAACCCAGTGGCAGCCCCGAAGGGTGTAGTTCCGTTCGACTCGGAGCCGGGGCAAGATAATACACAAAAGGTGGTTGATATGGCACGACCTCAAAAGCGCACAGTTGATTATTTCCCGCATTCTGCAATCTCAGGGAAGACAGTATTTAAGCTGGAGTCCGCATGGGGTAATGATGGTTATGCCTTCTGGTTCAAGCTTCTTGAATTGCTGTGCCAGAGTGACGGCCACCTATTCGACTTCAATCAAGAAAAGGATTTTCTTTGCGCGAAAGCCCGGGTGAGTGAAGATACTGCTGTATCAATTCTCTCGAAACTGGCAGAGTGGGGAAATATTGACCCTGAGTTATGGGCACAAGGGCGGGTGTGGTGTCAGAATCTGGTGAATGGATTGCGAGACGCATACCGGAGAAGACCAGACCTTTACCCGGAGCGGCCAGTTAATGACGGTAAAAACCAATTAAAAAGAGGGTTATTGACGGAAGAATCTCAAATAAACGATGATAATGACGGTAAAAACCTGGAAAGAGAAAGAGAAAGAGAAAGTAAAGAGAAAGATGAAAGAAGAGAATCCGCTTGCGCGGCAATATTATTTTTGAACGAAAAAACTGGAAAGAAATTCACGACATGTGACGCTAATATCCGGCCTATCATGGCACGATTGGCTGAAGGCCACAGTATTGAGGATGTAATGCGGGTGATCGAAATTAAGACCGCTGACTGGAAAAATGATCCAGCAATGAATAAATATCTGTGCCCGGACACATTGTTCAGGCCATCCAATTTCGAAAAATATCTTAATCAACAAACAGTTGACGCTCGGGCATCACCAAATGACCAACCCACATGGGGGTCGGTGATGGCAAAACTTGAACAGGAGGGTGTGGTATGATGACAAATTCAATGACTCAAAAACTGGATGAGTCTCAAAAAATCCAGGACCGGAAAAAGGCTGTCGAGTGGGTGTTGAATGATGCCGATGCGGTACTAATGCATGCAAAAATCGATGCGGTAAAAATGGCCTCGTTGATCTCCGCGTTTGTTGAGGATCTGAAAGAATACACAGGTGAAGAAATCATATCGGCCTACAAACAACACCGGAAGGCTTCGAAGCAATTTCCGTCAACATCGGATTTGTTGGCCAGGCTACCGCAAAGAGAAGATTATCATGGACAACGTGATGCTCTTTCAGGTCCACTGGATGGTTGGGTATTCTATCAACCAATCAACCAAGCCGACTGGATGCGCTGGTGTAATTTCGTATGCCGCACAGTACACCTGGGGACATTAACACAGATCAACCAGCTCCGAGCGCAATACAAGAAACCGGTTATAAAGCGCTATAGTCAGGCAGAAATGGCGGCAGTAGAATATGATGGATTGACCTCGGAGCAGATAAAACAACAAATCGACGCAAAAAAAGTTGTTGCTGAAAGGTTAAATATATCTACGCCAAAAGTGGGCATGTCGGTGCGCCGTGATATGCCTGATCTGTCCAGAACAGCACGAGAAGACGCGCGGCAGTACGACAGGAACGGGTACACCGCCGAATACGACGACAGCGGAAAACTCACGCAGGACGCGGAACAGTTTCTCGCGGGAGTGGGGGCATGAAAAACTTATTCCCATGTGTTTTGATGGCATTGGATGTTTGCGCAGGAGTTGTGCACCTATGCCATGGGGACTGGAAAAGGTGTGTATACTGGATTGCCGCCGCCGTGCTTACCGCAACGGTGACGTTTTGAGAGGGTGACATGAAATACTCAATCATCTATGCGGATCCGCCATGGAAATACAACCAGCGCTGGAGTATGAAAGAGCACAAAACCCGCTTTGGCGGCGGTGCCTGTAACCACTACCCCATGATGACCATGGATGAGATCAAGGCGCTTCCGGTCCAGGAAATGGCGGATGAAAATTGCGCTCTGTTTTTGTGGTGCACATTTCCGAATCTGACCCAGCAGATTGAGCTTTTTGAGGCGTGGGGTTTCGAGTATAAGACCGTTGCCTTCACCTGGGTCAAAACAAACCCGGTTGATAAGCGCCCGTTTTTCGATGTCGGTTACTACACGAAATCAAACGCTGAGGTGTGTTTACTGGGAGTGAAAGGCCGGATGAAACCGGTTTCAAACTCGGTGTCATCGGTGATTATCGCGCCACGTCGGGAGCACTCACGGAAACCGGATGAGGCCCGTGACCGAATCGTGGAACTGTTCGGCGACCTCCCCCGCATCGAGCTTTTCGCGCGCTGTGAAACTCCGGGCTGGGACGTTTTCGGAAACGAAACCCGGAAGTTCACCTCGAGAAAATGCCCGGACAGCGGGAAATATCCTACATCGCCGATGCCGTCTATCTGGTCCGGGAAGGTTTCGGGGAGTATCACCCGGTTGTCGAGGACGTGAAAAGCCCGGTCACCCGCAGAAATCCGGTGTACCGGATGAAGAAAAAGCTGATGTGGGCAAAATACCGCATCAGAATTACGGAGGTTTAACATGGCACATGGTAATGACGTTGTGTCGCACGACAACGTGTTCGAGGATCGGGAATGACGCTTGGAAGCCTGTTCGCCGGTATTGGTGGTTTCGACCTTGCCGCCCGGTGGGCTGGAATTGAGACGGTTTGGCAGGTCGAAAAATACGAATGGTGTCAGAGGGTACTTGCAAAAAACTTCCCGGAGGCAACGCGGTATGGTGACATCAGAAACGTTGGAGCGTACAACCTCGAACGAGTGGACATTATTTCCGGAGGATTCCCCTGCCAGCCCTTCAGTGTTGCCGGGGAGCGAAAAGGCACGGAGGATGACCGTTATCTCTGGCCGGAAATGCTTAGAGTTATACGAGAAATTCAACCCCGTTGGGTTATTGGCGAAAACGTTGCTGGAATCATCAACATGGCACTCGACCAGGTGCTTACTGACCTGGAAAATGAGGGCTACACCTGCGAAGCGTATATTATTCCAGCTTGTGCCGTCAACGCACCGCACAGACGAGACAGAGTGTGGATTATTGCCCACTCCACGAGCGTCAACAAGTGGGGGGGCTGTGCGACTCAACCAAAATGGACGCCGGACAGACGGGAGCGGCAGGGAATGGAGCGGACAACTGCACGACATGGCAAAGAGCGGCCTTTTGCCTACCCCGACAACAAACGACTCGAAAAACTCGACATTGCCAGCGAGTCAGACAAATCGAGACTCGATTGTTGGGACACTCCTCCGGACTGGTCACAGTGGCCAACTCAACCCGGAGTTTGTCAGAGAGATGATGGGGTATCCTGCGGGATGGACAGACCTTGCAAACAGTGTGATAGAGCAAGGCAAATAAAGGCTTACGGAAATGCGATAGTTCCACAGGTGGCCCTTGAGTTTTTCCGGGCGATTCTGGAGGCGGAGAAATGATAGCGATCGGTAAAATCCTCGGTGTGGGAGCATCCGGAGAACTGGAACTTGAACTGTTCGACGCTGACATGTCCAGCTTCCGGGTGGGCAAGAACATCAAGGTGAACACTATCCGCAAACTGACCGACGAGCAGGAGAGCATGGCAAAACTCCGGGGCCTCTGGTATCTTCTGCTCCGCGAACTTAAAGAGCAGACCGGATACAGCGTCGGGTATTGGAAGGGAAAGTTGAAGCGTCGGGGTGGTTTTTTCACCAGCGTGGTTGAACCAGACGGAAAAATCACACGGGACTTTCGCAGCGTGGCAGCTGGAGAGTGTACTTTTGAGCAGTTGTCCGATCTGGTGCGCGAGTCCATTGTTTGGATCAAAGAGGACGAGGTGATTGATCTGGGAGCTTTCGAGGCCCGGTATTTTGAGATTACAGGCCGGGAATTGTTGAGCGCGTGAACGCAAGGAGATTGTATGGAATTAAACAGATTTCGCCCAAAAGATTCAGGTGCAGAAGTGGTTGTTGATAATATTCACGGGATGTACTATTGGGCCCCGGATGTTGATAAGATAATCAAATGGGTGCCTACAAAAGTTCGACTTCCAGACAGGGAACCAAATGCGAGATATTCTCAAGTGCCGTGCTTGGTTATTCGGAATGGAGAAGTGCAGATTTTGGTGTTTAATCACGAACACATGGTTTGGGATGATGCCGATGGAGATGATTTTTGTTGCTCAATTGATGGGGTAAGTTTTTGGATGCCGCTTCCTGAAATTCCAAAATAAGGGGATTGTATGTTAGTTACAATAATGTACCGTTATCCAATACAGATCAAGAAAATTCATCAAATACGGACGGAGAACTTGAGAAAATGAAAACAATAAGAGTTTTTCCCCGGAGGACAAAGGCGACTCCTGATGATTGTGATGTTTATATCGGCGAACCTGATTTGTTCGCTGAGTCAGATCGAATACACATCAGTGTCGCCTTCACATGGGACATACCAGAAGCGGAGCGTTTGTCCAAATTGTGGAGTGATATTGCTCCAGTTGAAATAGGCGGACCGGCTATTGGACAACGAGGTGAAAATTTTATTCCGGGGCTATACCTCAAGAGTGGATATGTAATCACGTCAAGAGGGTGCCCAAACCGCTGCTGGTTCTGCTCTGTGTGGCGGCGTGAAGGTGAGACAATACGGGAGTTACCAATCACAAACGGGTGGAATGTACTCGATGACAATCTATTGGCATGTTCGGAGGAACACATTCGGGGAGTATTCTCGATGCTTGCGCATCAACCACATCCGCCGGAATTTACGGGTGGGCTTGAGGCAAAAAGATTGCGTTTGTGGCACGCGGTAGAGTTGAAAAATATAAAACCAAAGCAACTTTTTTTTGCGATGGATACAGACGATGACGACGAACGAGACGCACTTAGAGACGCTGGAAAGCTTTTGCTTGGTCAAGGTTTTACGCGTTCGGGGCATGTCCTAAGATGCTATGTATTGGTGGGATACCCGGGGGACACGTTTGAAAAAGCGGAAAAACGATTGCGCGATTGTATGTCATTTGGGTTCTTGCCTATGGCGATGCTGTATAGAGATTATACCCATGGTTGTGAGAAGGACCCTCAATGGTCCTTATTCCAGAGAAAATGGGCACGCCCGGCGATTATATCTAAGGCGTATGGGAGCCGTGCTCATGCTTGATTACGAAGAAATCATGCTCAACCTTATCCGATACCAGGGAACCGACCCGGTAAGCGGAAAACCGATCACGCCCCAGAATGCGACGTATCACCATCAACTCCACAATAAGGCCGGCAACCGAAAGCGCTTTCCTCTGTTCATCAACTCGTACTGCAACGGCCTCGCGGTGGCAACTGAGAGCATCGGGGCAGACAACCGTTTCGTGATCACGGATCAGACGGCAGAACGGTATGAGGCGGCATTCAGAGCGATAGACGAGCTTTTCAAGACGGAAGAGGTTGAGATCATGAAGTTCATGTGGGATATTGGCCTGCTGTGGAAGCGGGCCGGAAAATAAGGAGGGATAGGATGAATAAAAAATTGAAACAAGCGTATGAATCATTGTTGCAAGAATCAAAATCTTATCTTTGTACTCCAATGCATGGGCAAACATATATGACTATTGGAAAAAATTGCATAGGCTATGGATGTTCACATAAGCATTTATGCCATGCTATTTATCTTGTAGAGGAGGCCAAACAATGAGTGCTGAGAAAAGCTGTTATTTCTGCCCCCGTTTTATAAAAGGATATGTTTGCAAAGAGTGTACTAAAACATCTGAACTCACCCCAGCCCAGCAGAATGCAGCGGAGTTGCTTGAGGCGATGAAAAATTTACTTAATGCTAAACAGTGCCCTAATTGCAGAAACATTGGAGAGTATGCAGAAGCTGATAAAGATGGCGACCCCTACCCTTGTCAATGTGAATGGTGTTATACAGTTGAAAACAGTATATTTAATCGTAAAGAGCAAGCAAAACAGCTCATAGCTAAATGCGAAGGAAAGGAGGGATAGTGATGAATAAAATGCAATACGCAATAGAAATATTGTTTATAGAAAAAGCAAATTGTTTATCGTCACTTCATAGAATTGAGCATTGTGTTGTACATCCTGAATATGATAATGGATATCTTCGCAATGATTTTGTTGATAAGCTTAATGTGATTGATAACGCAATCGAAATCCTACAGGAGGCTCAAACAATGGGCGCTAGTAGAAAGCTTGAAAAACCTAAGGAGGAAAAGTAGTATGACCCAAACATCTAATAAGATAACGGAAAAAGCGGCAAAAGAAATTATTAAAATAGCTGAGGAATCAATTATAGCCACCGTGTTAAAAGGGAAGGTAGAAGAACTTCTTCCGCCAAACGCAGAAATAACAATTGATGAACAAAAAGTTATACTAGAACTTAAGCGGCGAGGTATTGTAGCATGTAGTGAGAAAGATAAATTCTTAGCATACTTAAGAGAGGTTCTTCCTGTTGATTTTTATGAGTATTCGAAAGAATATCTTGATAGAGTCATTGTTGAAGAAATTGGATACTCAAAAGAATTAGTATAATTTTATACCTTAATTGAATAGGAGGCTTAACATGGAATGCAAAGGGACAATGGAAGAGATTAAAGCACTGGCTGAGGAAATATATGACACGTTTCAAAATAACGGTGAGTATGTTATTAGAGCTGTTATGACGGTATTTGAGCGCCGTGGCTGGATAACAAAGCCAGAGTGGGAAGCGGCGTACGAGACCTTAAAGCAAATGACTGCTGGTATTACTATACACAACTATATTGATACCATGGCCGCTCGAATCAGAGAGCTTGAAGGAAAGGAGGGATAGGATGGGTTTCAGGCAATTCTTAATTGTACAACAGTACATTGTAAAAAATATTGATATTGGAGAAGAAAGAGAATTTACTAATTATAAATTAGCTGAGGACTGGTTGGTAGAAATGAGAGAAACAAGACCAACATCAAGATGGGTAATGTTTGCAGAATTAGATAGATAGGAGTAAAGCGAGGAGTAATTTATGGATTTTATAAAACTGTTCCATGGCACGAATACGGGAAAATACGTCAAAAAACAAGAACTGGAGTCGTATCGCTGGAAAATTTCTTGTGAGTGAATGGGTGGAGGTATAAAATGAATGAATTAAAGCCATGTCCGAAATGTGGTGGAAAAGCTGAAATGCGGTTGTCTTTTGGCGGGCCTGTTGTTTATTATGGTATATATTGTAAATGTGGACATAATAACAGGCATTACCATTCAGAGGCTTTGTTAAGTCACGGGTTAAGTAGTTCAGGAGAGTATCCACCATCTGACAATGATATAGCAATAAATGATTGGAATAATCAGGAGGCCAAACAATGAGTGAAGTAAAAGGAACACAAAAAGAATGGATGGATTTTGACATATCTCTGAGAGAAAAAAGAGGTTTATAATGGAATTTGACGATTACGCTGAGGAAATACAAATGACACCTATACAACGTGAAACCTCTCAACGGCACTTCGGCGGCGCGCCCATATATATCCCAAAAATTACCAGATCAGAACGTGAGCGCAGAGATGACGAGATCAGACGCATGTACCATCAATCCAGATTGCGCATCTGGGATATAGCCCGGCAGTACAGCATGTCGGAGCGACAGGTACGCCGGATACTGAATGCCGGATGATGGACATAAAAATAGACAATGTCAAAGAAAATGTCCAACAGGAAAAATGACACCACATCTATGGAAATGCCCTGAGCGAGTGTGTACAATGTGGCAGGAGTGAAACCATGTCGATAGCAAGGGTCAACTGGGCAGAAATTGAAAAAAAGTATGTCTTCGGGATTGAGAAGGGCGGGAAATACCATTTCCCGTCGTATGGTGAGCTTGATCTTGAATATGGTGTGAACAAATCAACAATCCAACGCCGCTCAAAAAGAGAGGGGTGGGAAATCAAGCGGGAGGCGTTCCGCAATAAGAACCGCGAATTGATTGAGGAAAAGCGCACGCAACGTCGAGCACGCAACGCAACGGCAGAAAATGCAACGATGCAACGAAACGCAGAAAACGTTGCGCAGGATTCCGCTGGTGTGACTCAAGAGGACATCAATGAGCAGGCGGAGCGGTTTTCGCAGGAGGTAATGGAGTTCGACCGGCAGACTGCACAGATAGCTGAAACAGCACTTAGGGCCATCCGGCACAATCTGATCCAGATCGAGGCCTCTATCAATGCGCAGGGAGATGAGAAAGCTGGCATCAAGCCCGACCTCATTCAGGACAACATGAAAGCACTTGAAATTGCGCAGAAGGTCTTTAAGAATGCCATTGGTGAAGGATTGCCGGGTGGTGACGGGAAGATCGTCATTGAGGTCATCTCATCCAGGGAGAAACCGGAATGGATTTCACGCTAATCGACTACCAGCACAGGGTGCTCGAATCAAGCGCGCCGTACACCGGTATCATCGGCGGGACAGGCACAGGAAAAACATATTTCGCCCCCCTCTGGCTGTACACGCGCATGGTGCAGCACCCTGGATATGAGTGGATAGTAAGCAGTCCAACTTACAATATGCTCATGCGAAACCCGTGGAAGTACATCAACCGGCAGTGGAAAGAGAGAAAAATCAAATTCCACCCGAACAAGTCGGGCGATGGTGGTCCGACTATTGAAACCCCACACGGCACTGTGTACTTCATCAGTGCCGAAACACCTGACCGAATGCAGGGGATACACGCAAAGGGAATCATAGGGGATGAAGCCGGGCTTTACCCACGCCTTTGGTATGAGACGGCTATTCAACGCCTATCACTGAACAGCGGCCAGATGATGTTGATTACTACCCCATACGGGCTTAACTGGCTGAAAACGGATTGTTTCGATCCGTTCCTATCCGGGGATAAGGACTTCTACTTTGAGACCCCGGCCAGTTACCAGAATCCAAAGTACCCACTTGAGGAAATAGCGAGAGCTAAGAGAAAACTGCCGGACTGGAAGTTCCGCATGATGTACCTCGGGCAGTTTGTGAAACCAGCCGGGTTGATCTATCCTGAGTATCAGACGGTTGACCCTTTCCCTATCCCGGAAGATTGGACTATTGGGCGTGGTCTGGATTTCGGATTCAACCACCCGACGGCTATACCTCTGATTGCCGAAGCGCCGGATGGCACGTTCTATGTGATCGATGACTTCAAACGATCGGGCCTTACTCTGGATTCCCTATATGGGATATTGAGTGAGCGGACTGTGCATGACACATACGCTGATTATGCCCAGAAGCAGGATCTTGAAACACTGAGGGCGCGTGGTCTCGATATTCGGTATGCTGACAAGGCTGTGCTTCCCGGTATCCTGTACCTGTCCGAATTGTTGCGAACAGGCCGCCTGAAGGTATTTTCTACCTGTAAGCACTTGATTGATGAGCTGAATACCTACGCATGGGCCACTGACCGGAACGAGCAGATGACCGACGCACCAAACAAGAAAGCCGGAAATGATGACCTTCTGGATGCATTGCGGTACTATCTATACACGAAACATTGCACACCTGAGTATAACACACATGACACCATTGATACCGAGCCCAGAGAGCGCGGGAATGATATTGACCCATGGAGGATGTGAGAATGGCAACCAAGAAACCGACACACACCGAGGAAACCATAGAACTCTTCGGAGGGCGCACAACTGGAAATTCTGATGTTCTGATGTTGGCCTCCGGTGGGTATTTTCTCATCAAAAACGGCGAATCCACCAGAGGCACACTGCCAATATATGAGGAAATGCTGCTTGATGATAAGATCAGCCAGGTTATGCGTATTGTGAATTCCTCTGTTTTGTCACTTATGCATCAGTTCAAATCTGAGGACAAGCTGGCTGCAGAATTTGTACAGGAAAACTTTGACCTCCTAAGATTTGACGACTGGAAAGAGGATTTGCTGGAGGCGCGTTCGTTTGGATATTCCGTTCAAGAGAAAATATGGGGAGCGCGCCGGGGTCGCTGGTGGATTGATCGCCTCAAGATGGTGCCACACGATAAAATTGACTTTGAAGTCAATCAGTACGGCAATCTGGAACATGTGTTGTACCACGGGAAACCATACCACCCCAACATGTTCCATGTGTTCACTTATCCGCGGGTACGCGCGGGGAACTTTTACGGGCAGTCGGACTTACGGTGTGTGTACCGCGAATACTACTCGAAGAAGGTGCTCAAGCAGTACAGGAACATCGGCCTTGAAAATTTTGGATTTCCGGTCGTCGTGTGTGTGTACGACGAGAAGGAGTTCCCGAAAGGTTCTGCAAAGTACAATTCACTCATGGCAATGATTCGCCGGTTGAAAGATGATTCGAGAATTGCGCTTCCCGGGAAACGTGCAGAATCCGGCGAGATTATGCCGGGGGCAAAGGTTGAGTTTCTTCAACCGAACTTTAGCGGCGGCGGGTTTTCGGCGTTCAAAGCCGCTATTGACGACGAGGACAAGGCCATAGCTCGGAACCTCGGCCTACCTGATGACCTCGGATTTTCAACTACCGGCACCGGGTCGAATGCGAAAGCGCGCACTCAGCTTGATATGTACTGGGATATGGTGATTGGAGTGGCAAAGCGGGTGCAATGGACCATTCAGACGGTTGTGAATGAAATCACAGCATACAATTTTCCGGATGCAAAAGTCCAGTTCTGCTTTGACTTTGAGTCAGACAACGGACTAACGGAGGAGAAGGCCCGTATCATTCAAGGGCTTTCCTCAGCAGGGATTGTTATTCCCGATGAGTTTCTTTCTCAATATCTCGGGTTTGAGGCAACCATCCGACCGATGGTGGTTCAGGTGCCGGGTTCGTATGATAGTAAAAAAAAAATGAATTTTTTTTCTAATCATGGTTTCAAGCAGTACGACCAGGCGGTCAATTATGCCCGGATAGAAAAGGCGTTAGACGGGATAGAAGACGAGTATACAGACAAAATCAGCGGCGAAGTCCAGACGATGGTGGATATCTTCCTGAAAAAGCTGGACAAGCTGAACTCGTCCGATGTGACCGTTGAAAAGCTGGACGGGTCCGCAAAGTCGGCTATGAAAAAGATGTTCACCTGGATGATGGTCTTGAGCTACTTCAAAGGCCGGGAAGAATCTCTTCTGGAGCTTGAGAAGAAAGGCGTGAACTATTCCAGCATTCTCGCGTACCGGAAAACTGAGTCTTTCGCCTCGGCTGATTCTGGGTCAGTGAATGACTGGGTGACCCAGTGGTGCAAGGACCATGGGGTCTCGCTCAATCGGTACGACAAAGACTACATCGCCCGGGTGAAGGATTGGTCATTTTCAGCCGTTCAGGATGTATCTGAGGACGTGGCCCGGATCATCCGGTCGGAATTGATGACCCAGGTGGACTACAAAAACCCGGACCAGATCGCGGCATCCGTTATGAAGAAGTTGGATGCCAACGGGTATATCGGTAAGACCCCATATCAGATCAGAACCACCATCCGCACATCGTCCAGCCAGTTCTTCAATAATGCCCGTATGAGCACCTTCCAGGACCCAGACATTCGCGGGTACATTGTAGCCTATCAGTATTCCGCAGTGCTGGACAGTCGAACCACATTTTTTTGCCAGCAGCACCACGGCGAGGTGATAGCCGCGGATGATCCGCGGCTGGTCAACATTACCCCTCCGGCTCATTTCAACTGCCGGTCTATACTGGTCCCGATCACTCGCGATGAGGAGGCCTTGAGTCCTAACTGGGGACTGAAGCCCATGGTCACCCGGGACGCACAGGAGGCGTATACAACCCCGGCGGAAGGTTTTGGTGGCACTGGTACGGTGGCCATCTCAAAAGCAGAGAGCACGATCAATGAACTATTTACACCCACCTCCGCGGATGATTCTGAGATTAGATATGAGCGCGCGCGATTGATTGGTGATCTGGAAGAAGTGCGTGATAAGCCAGCATTATACCAAGATGATCCCAATGGACTTGAGGATTATAACGTGGCAATTTTAAGGAATTATACTGGCGATGGGTATTACTATGTCAATCAAAAATTACGAACCCATACCCCTGGAAACCCATATTTGCGGTGTTATAGAGATGTGCTTACCAGAACACTGGACAAGCTACCTGACTGGACTGCCGGTGGTAGAGTTGTATACCGACGCTCCGAAGTTCCAAAAGAGTTTCTTTCCGGAAAAATTGGCCCAGGGGATTATTATTACAATCAAGAGTTTTGGTCAAGTGATACAGCGGATGCTTTTGATCAACAAAGAGATTGTATGTTTATTATAAAACCAAAGACTGGAAAACATGTGCGCCAATATAATGTCTGGAATGAAGATGAAGTATTATTTAAAACCAATAGAAAGTTTCTAATTGAGGGGATTGACAAGGTGGGTAATTTATGGTATATTAAACTGGTCGAGGAGTAGAGTCATGCAAAAAAAAACTGGTTGTATTGATAGCATGAGCCCAGAAAGTAAAGCGCAGTTTATGGAATTCATAGAGCGTGACCAAGCCCTCCGTAAAGAATGGCCCACCATGACCGAGGAAGAGCGGGCAAAGATACCACAACGAAGTAAACGATTCCAAGACCGAATGGACACACAGGTCTAATCATTTCAGCCCACCTTAACCGGTGGGCTTTTTTTGTCTTAATCAAAATGACACCCTATCCATAGAAATGTCCTTCCATCTCTGATTATACTGTTCCTGGATAAAAGGAGCAGTTCATGATTATCAAAAACATTGAGGTCTGGAAAGCAGGAACCACCAACGACGGTCGTACAATCACGCCAGTAGACATACAACAGGCCTACGAGGGCACTGTGGCAGTAATGACCGACGGTTACCAGCCGGTGATCAAAATGGAAGGGCACTGGCAGGGTGGTGAGAAAATCGATGGAACCATTACCGCATGCCGATTAGAAGGCGATTCAATATTCTGTGATGTCAGCGTATCGGATGAGCTGCACACCTCATTGAAAGAAAATAAACTGCCCTATCGATCGGTTGAAATCACAAAAGAATTCACCCTATCATCCGGGGAAAAAGTCCCCCAATTCATCAGCGCATTAGCATTTCTCGGAACATCAATTCCAGCGATTCACTCACTGAAGCCCATCTTTGGTTCTGCCAGGGGTGTGGAATGCGTGTATTTTTCGTCGGAATTGGGTCTCGAAATATACAAAAATCTCGGAGGAAATATGGAGTACAAGGAACTCTACGAACGGGCCGAGAGCGAAAAGGCCGCACTGAAAAGCCAGAATGAGGCTTATCAGTCAAAAGTCACAGCTCTGGAAACCGACAACAAGGGTTTGAAAACCCAGATTGAGGAACAGGTAAAGCAGATCAGCATATTTGAAGCTGACCGCAAAAAGAGCTTTTTTGATTCGCTGGTCAATGGAAAGCGTCTGATGCCTGGAAAGCGGGAAGCCGCTGAAAAAGTGTTTGATTCCCTCGTTGGGACTATGGGCCGTGAGGAAGCTGAAAAACAGATCGAAACCCTGTTCACCAGCACCACGCCGTTGCACACTCAGGAATTTGAGCATGAAGATAGCGATGAAAAAAACGCCGTTTTCTCCATGGCCTCTCACCCTGAAGTGGTGAAGTAAGGAGGATATCATGGCTATTACGAAAAAGCGTCTCACTGGCTCAGAAAGAATTGGTTATGGTACCCTCACAGCCGCACTGAATGCGGGTGACATGGTTGCTGTGAATCCGGCCACCGGAAAACTGAGGGCGGCGGGTACCGCAGGCGATATATTTGTTGGTACACTGAGACAGTCAGGTGGTGCTGATGAAGTTGTTGAGGTAGGTTACAACGAGGTCTTATTTGTGCCTTTTGCTACTGCCGCATTGACCGACCGCGGGAAACTGGCCTATGCGCTCACCGTGGACACAATGGATATTACATCCACCACAAAGCCGATCATCGGTCGCATTATCGCGGTGGATGTTGGTGTTGGATTCTGGATTGATTCCAGTCTGTCCCACAACTATTCGGTGCTCAACGGCGCTCAGGCAACAACCGGTACCGCAGGCACCGCTGGTGAAGTTGCCATTGCAGGCATGACATCATCGGGTGTTGTGATTGTGACCCCGGCAGAAGACCCGGGTGCTAATCTGGTGATCTCTGATGTGGTTGCGGCCACCGGTAAGATTACTGTGTATACCAAAGATGTGACCGGAACACCCACCAGGGCGGCCCTGAGCGGCAAAAAGGTCAATTATCTGGTCATCTCGTTGTAAGGTAGGAGGAACAAAATGATTGATATTGCAACCCTCAATGCGATTGAGAAAATGGTACGCGCTGAATTCGGCGGCGCGTTTGTGGGGGTCCCCACGTCATACCAATTGTTCACAACTGAGATTGTGGACACCGAATACATCAGTTGGTTCGAATGGATTGGCGGACTGCCCAGAGTAAAGGAATGGGTTGGAAACCGTCAGATTCAACAACTGAAGAACTATGATTATTCGATCAAGTCGAAAGACTGGGAAATGACCGTTCTACAGCAGTACGCGAAATTCTGGGACAAATCCGGCACCAAACTGGCCGCAATGGTAAAGCAGAAAATCAGCGGAATGGCTGCCCAGTTCCGTCGTGACTACCCAGCCGAAACCATAATTCAAGCGCTTGAGGCTGGGACATCCGCAAAGGCGTATGATGATGTGGCGTTCTTCAGTGATGTTTCTGGTGTACGCACATTCGACAATCTGCTTGGTGGATCAGGCACGACCGTAGATAATATTATCACCGACATCAATTCAGCGCGTGCGGCCATGAAAAAATTCACCGACGATCAGGGGCGCGTGCTGAATATCACGGGCAATCTGGCCGTCATACCTCCTGGACTCGAAATGAAGTTCATGGAAATCTGCCGATCGAAACTCCGGGCCGCTGGAGACAACATGTATTATGGTGCTCTGGATTATGTGGTTGATGGTCGCCTGACCGACGCGAACGATTGGTATCTATTGGCTACAAACGAATTCGTCAAACCCATGGTTTGTATGATCAACCGCGATGTGTCGGTAAGCGTCAAGGACATGACATTTGAAAACAAGTCCATTGCGATTGGCGCGGACTGTGCCGGGAATGTAGGTTACAGCTTCCCGTGTTTAGCCACTAAGATCGTAAACGGATAAGAGGTGTATTGTATGGCAGCAGAACAAAAACAGAAAGCGGCAAACGCTGAACCAGTACAGCAATACTCCGCGCCGAATATTATCACAAAGAAAGAAACCGGGACCACTTTTGTGGACAAAGTTACCGGGGGGACTTTCAGCGTGAAAAGTCCGAAAATTGCGGAAATACTGGCATCCAAAAAGCGCTACGAGAAAGCGTGAAAAAGCCTCCGGGGGCCACGCCCCTGGAGGATGTATTTATTTTTGAGAGGGAATAAATGGCTTATGCTGGTCCAAACGATATCAGGGCAATAAAAGCGATTTCGCCGACGCTGAAAGGATATGGTGTGGATGAGGAAGCTCAAAACACAGCGATACAAGCCGTGATAGACCGGGTCGAGGTCATAATCAACACCCGCCTGCAATCGAAGTATACTGTACCGCTATTACCGGTGCCGGATATCCTGAAGCGGATATCAGTATACAAAACGGCGTATGAGATATTAGTGGAGAATTACGGCGATGTAGACGGGAAATACTCATATTTTCGGCGTGAGGCTGATGCATTACTACAACAAATTGAGGATGGCAGCATATCTTTTACACCGCCGGCAGAGTCAATCAATGGTGTGGATTGTGTGATCCCAACAGGTGACTACCGCGTTTTTGAGTTGGGGTGATTATGGTTCGATTAGATAGCGCTGAACTGCGGGATTTTCTTCTGAATCTGAAACAACAAAAGGCGGACAGACAGGCCGAACTGGCTACATTCTGGAAACGAGTGGCTATCTATTTGTACCGTGTAGAAGATCAGATATTCAGGAATATGGGTGCGTATGGTGGTGAAAAAAAGTGGCCAGGATTAAAACCGGCCAGTATTCAATCAAGGTGGTACCGTAGAAATAAAGGTAAAAGCTTCACCATCCGTAGAGGGAAAAGCGGTTACCGGCTCCGTTCTGGCGCACTGGAATTCATGACCAGTTCGCAACCCCTGCTCGACACCGGAGTTCTGAGAGCGTCTATTCGGGTATTGGCCAGTGACGCGAACCGGTTGGAGTTTGGGAGTAACTTGAATTATGCGGGTGTACACCAGTATGGCACAAATCGAGGGGTTCCGGCGCGAAGGTTCGTGTTTGTGACCAAACAGGATATTGATCACATGGAACAAATGGCCCTCAATTTTTTTGTATTGGAAGGCAAATGATGGATGACCTACTGGACAAAATCAAGGACCTACTATCCAGCATCACAGAACTGCAGGACGTATACATAGGCGAAGTCGAGGGCGACATTCCGGCTGCCATTGTCGATTATGCAATAGTTGATGAAGGCAATCCCACAGAAGGATTTGATTACAGCGGAACGATGGTCCGAAACACACTCACCGTGGATGTAAAGGTGTTCACTATAGTCGCAAACGCATTTGTTGAGAGCTCAATCAAACGAGCAATTGAACTGTCAAAACTGGTTCAGAATAAAATTTCAGAAAACCCTACTCTGGGCGGTCTGTGCAAGGCCTCTCGACTGACATCAATAGATTCTGTTGTTGGCCAGATCGGCGGCGGTGAACAGAAATACCTTAGAGGGCGGGTGCTGACATATCAGATCACGCGCGTTGGTGTGATCAACCCATAGGAGGATAATACATGGCAAAAGCACGACGTTATCACGAAATCGGCTCAATGCCTACAGCGAATCAGCATGACCGTAAAATCGTGATGACCGTAAAGGCACAATCTGACGACATTATCACGGCGAATGGAAAAGACATCGAATTGCCAGAGGGCACCATTGCCCGATTGGTTGTAACGGATGATGAAGCGATCGAAATCAAGAGGAACAAAAATTTGGAGGTAAAACATGCCATTTGAGTATGATGTATCCAATCTGTCCCTCGGGGCGGGGAAATTTTGGGTAGACAAGGGCGGCGGATACACACCCGTAGGGCTCACACAAGACAGCCAGGACATCGGGTATGAGCCGACGTTCCAGGACATTATGGCGAACGAAACCGGTGAGGCCCTGCTCAACAAAATTCTGAAGGGCGAAAAAATGACCGTGAAGCTCAACATGCTGGAGCGCACGGCGGAAAATTTCAAGACCCTGTTCCCGTTTGCCACCGAGTACAGTGGTACCGGAAAGTCTTATGGGATTGGACACACGCCCTACGCCTCACTGATCACCAAGGCCTTCAAACTGAAGTTCCATCCAATCAATCAGCGGGGTACAGGGGGAGTTGATGACGAGACCTATCTGGATGATGATTGGACATTCTGGCTGTGTGCCAACGCCAGCCCTGTGACTGAGTCGTACACGAAGGACGGCCTCAGAACCTTCCAGGTGACTCTGGATGTGTTCGCCGACGACACTAAGGCAGAGGGCATGAGATTGGCACTTAAGGGCGATCCGGCGAATACCACTCTCGATGTGACTCCACCGACAGTATCGACGGTGAAAGTTGAGAAAACCAACGTGCTCACCACGGTGGAAGCCGGAACAGAACTCACTGACGTGGACGCTGACACAAATATCGAGATTGTAGTTAGTGAATCGTTGGAAAGTGGGGGCGCGATCAATCACAAAAACTATGGTCTGTACAACCAGACCACGGATGTTGGTGTGGATCTGTCAGGTGCTGCTATCAGTTATAATGATAGCACAAAAAAGGTGACTATCAACCCTGCAGACAACCTGTCGGCTGGCGTGCATTATGTGCTGAGTATACAGGGGCTGAAGGACACCTCGGGGAACCAGATGGTTCCTGTGGCACGCAGATTCCAGGTCTCGGCCTAACATCTGACAACTACAGAAAACAAGGGGAGGGCAACCTCCCCTTGATCTATGGAGGGTAATCATGAGCGCAAAAAAGATGAAACAACTAAGGAAACACCTAAATATTGCCGGAAAGTCGGAGCAATACCGGCGTGTATTCCCGGTGTATAATCCTATAGGGTACTCACATGATCCGTTTGCTGGACTGTGTCCAATAAGCACCACGCCTTATGTGGCGTACTATGGTACCGGGCAGATCATCAACAATTTGCAAACGATTGTTTACAACCGCGCGAAGGCGAAGGTGTTCGGTAAATGAAACCCGGAATGTACCTGCACATGGGCTACACATACCACATGGAGATAGCCAGAAAAAAAGGTGTCCTCAGACTCAACCTGAAACGCCTGACACTGGGTGAATGGCTGGTGTTCGTGGTATGTCTAAGGGCATGGAAGTTGTGCGGAGATACAGCCGCACTCGATGAGATATGTGGATTGGTTGTAACATCGAATAATCGTCTAACGCCGGATGAGAAGGCCGCCGTGGTTGCGTATGTAGAAGAAATCACAACAGACAAAAAAAAGGATCGCACAGAGGGAAAAAAGGATAAACAAAAAACTAAACCGGACGAATCCTGGGTATCGGATGTCATAGCATTTTTCGCGTGCCGGTGTGGATGGACTAAAAGCGATGTATTAGATCTATATTATGATGAAATCCAACCGCTCATGGCGGCGGTAAACATGATTGTGACGCGCGATGAGGAACAGGAACAGGACCGACAGTACATTGCAACGGCGTATGCGTTTGGCGGTGGAAAAGGTGCCTATCAGAAAAACGTGGTCGATAAGCGGCATCGAGTCCCGACACAGGAGGCAAGGGAAAAAGCAGAAAAGCTGCGGGATATAGAGGAAGCGTTTCTTGCTCCAGTGATAAAATGACGGGCTATCTATGGAATTGTCCAAGGCAATGCGTTAGGATGAATGGACTATGGAGGCAAACGTGCCATCAGAATCATCGGTGAAAATCTCAGTATTGCTCGATAATGGTCAATACAAAGAAGCTATGGATGAGGTGATCCGAAAAACTGAAAGCCTCAACTCCGGCCTGAAAAACGGCACATCCAGCGGGGGAGCACTTGGAAGGGCATTCGCGTTTTTCAAAAATTCCGTGGTGGGTCAGATGCTGTCCGCACAGGGAGCGCTCAGACTGGTAGAGCGTGGGGCCGCGGCTGTCACTAATGCGATTAAGGACAGTGTGGGGAAAGCAATAGAATTCGGTGAGGCTAATTCGAGATTTGCAACAGTGTTTCGCGGAGCCACGAAAGAAGCTGAGGCAATGCGTGACACACTGGTCACTGCCTATGGCATGTCCAGGTTGGAAGCAACGAAGTACCTCTCATCGATACAAGATATATTGGTACCCATGGGAATGGAGCGCAAAGCGGCGGCGGAACTATCTGGTGAAATCACCAAACTGGCCGCAGATTTAGGCTCATTCAACAATATGCCAACAGCTCAGGTGGTTGGAGATATACAATCTGCGCTTATCGGCAACTACGAATCCATGAAAAAATATGGAGTGATTCTCAACGATACCATCCTGAAGGAGGAGGCCCGCAAACGCGGCCTGCTCACGCAGATTTCAGCGGGTGATCTGGCCGCGAAGAGCCAGTTGGCGTATCAGCTCATCGTGAAATCATCGGGCGACGCGCTTGGGGATTTTGCCCGCACGTCCAACCAGACGGCCAATCAGATCAGGATATTGCAGGCCAACATCGCGAATTCATTACAAAAATTTGGTGAAGGGTTTTTGCCAGGGCTTGATCCTGTACTAAAAGGTATAAATAATTTACTGGACAGTGGAGGAGCGTTGAAACGCTTGACTGTTGATCTAATATCAGTACAAGGTGAATATAAATCTCTTTTGGATCAATTAGCAGGCAACCAAGAAAATCTATCAAAGGCCGAACGAGAAAACGCTGAGGTACGAGCTGCAGTTCTGCAAAAAAAAATATTAGAGTTGATTCAACAATCCAACAAAGCGTATGATATGGCCCAAAAAGGATCTGTATTTACCACCGGTGGATCACTTAGGGAAAAGGAGTCTCAGATAGCACTATTGGAAAAAGAACTTGATCTGGTGCGAAGAATCCAAGCCGGTGACAATCGAGCCAAACAGGAATTAGACGCTTTGGCACGATCTGCTCCAGCATCCGATATATCACCGCGAAGCGTGCCTTTTGGAGCTGATGCGAGTTACTTCGCTGATAGATTTTTGCGAGTTAGAACTATCCGGCAGGAGATTGAAGTATCGTTACAACGCCAAAAAGCCACTATCGATGGTGCAATACAGGGATTATCTAAGTTATATCAAGCAGGCGACATTGACAGTGAGTTATTTCGTACGATAAGAAAACCACTACAAACAGCAATCCTGCAATCACTAAACAAAATACCGGATGCGGTACAGCCAGCTACTGATAGTGCTGGTCAAAAATTAGGACAAACTGTAGTGCAAGCCGTCTATGCCCAACTCACAGCGCTCGAACGTATCGACCTGAGACTGAAACTCAACATCATCAATGAGCCAGAGGCCGAGAGCGATCTCCGCGCCGCGCTCGATCGCATACGATCAGGCGCGCTCTACAAGGCGGGCGAACAGGCCATGCGGAATGGCTGGGCGTTGAGTGAGAGACAGCAAAAAACCCTCAACGAGGCCCTGGCGATCGAATCCCGAATACTCGAGATCGAACGCGAGCGTGAGCGCGTCCAGCGCGACCTCACCGCCGCCGTGGACGAATCGCGCCAGAAACTGGCCGAACTCGAGCGTCAGAGCCGGAAACTGATCGGTGACGCGGTGTGGACAGAGCTGAAGGGGCGGCTATCCGGGGCGACCGGGGCCGCTGTGGAGCTGGGCGAGGCGTTGCACACGGCCCTCAATCCGGATATGGACGAAACCCGCCTGAAAATCCAGCAACTGCGCCGCGAGCTGGGCGACCTGATGACCTCACAGGCCACCGGGAGCACCACCACCGCTGACGGCAAAAACATCGGCGAGCTGATCCGATCGAAAACCACCGAGCTGGAAACACATGAAAAGGCCGCCAATGATGCCGGAACCGCCCTGATCGGCGCGTTTGCGGCGGTGGCCGACGCGGTGGCCGGGATGGTGGAATCGTTTGTTGCCGCGTACCGGCAGACGATGGAGGAGCTGGACACCGCCGTCATGTCCTCGGGTGACAAGGCCCGGCTGGCCGCCGAGGAGGGTTTTGAGGCAATCCTTACCGGGCTGGCCGCTCAGGTGCCGATTGTCGGCAACCTGCTGTCCCAGCTCGTGGAGAGCATCTGGGAAACCGAAGCGGAAAAGCGGGAAAAAGCCATCAAAACCATCACGAGCGACATGGCTCGCTATAAGCACCGGCTGGCCACCGGGTTGATCCAGTCCTACTCTGACCAGATCAACTACTACAGCACCGCGCTGGCTGGCCTGCGCGAAGTCGGCGCGAATATTGAGGAGATCGAAGCGATGGAAAAAAGGGTATACGACCTGCGCCAACGGCAGACCGAGGAGCTACAGCGTCAGGCCCAGCTCGCGGCGGATATCGCAGGGCTCCGGTCGCGGCTATATGGTCGTGACCCGCGAGAGCAAATGGAGTACTGGCAGGACGTTGAGGCGACCGCCCGGGGTGAGCTGACAGGCACCACCCGACCCGGCGAGCTGTCGCGCGACATGCTGAACCGGAAAGCCGCCGAGCGGGCGCGCGTCATTGCCGAGCGTGACGCGAAAATACAGTGGCTGACCCCGGAGAGCACTTACCGGGCGTACAATGCGATCATCGCGCGGCTGGATGCGGAGGTGGCCCAGCTACAGGCCGAAGTGGCCGCCGGGGATGCCGCAATAGTAAGGTGGGAAGCGGATCAGGCCCGGAATCAGGAACTGATCCGGCAGGCGGAACTCCAGCGGAAACTGCTCCAGCGGAGCTGGATGGAGTATGAGGCAGACCGGTTTGAGCACGAGCTGGCAATGAGCGGCAAAACCGAGGAGCAGAAAAACGCGGCCCGCCTGGAATACTACGAGCAGTACCTCAAGGAATCCCAGGCGCTGAATGAGTATTACGACACCACCCTGCGCGAGCGGGAGGCGGAACTCATCGCGGAACAGGCCGCGCTCCGGGCGAACATTGGCGAAACCCAGCGTGAGGCGATCAACGAGAATATCAAACTCCTGCAGGAGGAGATCGCCGCGCTCAACGATGCCCGTATGGCAGATCAGGATATATGGAAGCTCGAGGAGAAAATCCTTGGGTTGCGCGAGGCACAGACCCGGCAACTGAAAGAGCAGTATGGCCTGCTCAACGATATGGGCCTGCTTGATCTCGAAAATATCGAAACCGTCGAAATGATTGCCCGGGAGCTGGCCGCCTCCGGTGTGACCGGCATGGCACAATACGCCGCGCTGAAAAACATGGGGGTCGGGAACCTCACCATGGCGAATAGCGGTGTGGGGACTACTGTAATTATTGAGCAGATGAACAGCACGCTGAATGAGGCCACGCCTGACGCGCTCGCGCAGAATCAGGCCAACCTCATCCGCCGTGCGATCCAGAGGGGTGTCTGAGATGCACAAACAATCGAAGCAAATCCGGTGCCGCGTGGTGCGGCGGTCTGATCTGATCACCAACGCGGTGGAATGCCGCATCCCGGACGTGCAGGCGAAACTGGCCGAGCTGTTGTCTGCCGGGTATAACATCTATGACATGGCCAGCGCGGCGAGCGGTTTTGCGTCGCTGGGGGCTATGCCATCCGGAAATTATGTGGTGGTGTGGAAGGGTGGCGCGGACACCGATTACAGCGTGGCGGTGGCGAACATCACCGCTCACACCAACGTGGTTGTGATCCTGGCGAATGTCAACAGCACCAATCAGGTGCTGGGGCTGATCACCACCCAACTTACACTCGCGTCCGGCAACTACGCCGGGAAACTGACCGTTTACGGGGGGACACTCCGCACCCCGGCCATGGCCACCCCGCAGAATCTGCAACTGGAGAATTTGCGCTGGGAGGTGCTGGGGAACACCACTGTCGAAAACATCCTGAAAACCTCGGTGCGTGTGGTGCTGGGGGGCAATCTGCTGGAGCTGATGAGCGCCTACAAACCGGCAACTACGGTGCACATCTCCGGGGCGTATGAGTACGAAATACGGATATCCACCGGGAACAACGGGCTGTGGCTGTCCAATGTCCTGCTCGACGGCCTCGCGAGGCTGACCGTCAAGGGCCTGACCTCGATACGGGTCTTCAATCACGAGAATGTCATGATCTGGGGGTTTTCGGATGTGCGACTTGAATTGGTGCAGACCAATGCCCAGAGCACCTTTTTTTACAACGCCGAGACCATTGATGTGAGTACCACGGGCCAGCTCTGGAACCAGATCGGCTCCGCCGGACTGAGTGCCGTTGGTGCCGAACACATCGCTATATGTCGAGATAGTAACAATAGCACCATCTATGTTGCCTATCGGGACGCGTCGGCCAGCAATAAACTCACAGTACGCAGATTTGTAAATGGGGCGTGGCAAACACTGGGCTCCGCCGGATTTTCAGCGGGTGCGGTGAAATACGTCGCCATCACAGCAGACGCACAGGCGCTGACCGTGGTCTATGCGGATGAATCCGCATCAACCAGACTGCGTCTGGCTATCTGGAATGGATCGAGCTGGACGGTACGCTATAGCGCGACAGAGGGCGTTGTCAATGGTCCAGTATCTATCAGGATGGGTACACGTCAGTCTGGGTGGAATCTGTACCCTGTGTACTGCATTACTCACAATGATGAGGGTATCTACACCCGATACACCGAATGGGATAACGCGAACAGTGAATCGTATACTGTGATCCGATCAGTACCGTACAGCACCGTCGGCAATAGTGTCATGGTGATCGCAACGGCAGATGTATCATGGTATGATCGCGGGCGATTGCTGGCGGTCTGGAGCGGTGTGATCTATCTCATGGTGTCGCCCAACTGGGGCAGTTCGCTGGACTATTACACCGTCGGTATCACCGGGCGCACCAACACGGGCGTGCGGCACATCTGGTCGAGTGGCGGCTATGTGCTCTATCAGGACGTGGATTACGCCCTGGTGCTCTGCTCGTGGTCGGAGAGCACCAGAACCCTCACCCCGCTGGCGGCGATGGACTACATCTCGTGTGATTACCACCATGTGGCATTGCACGGCGCTATGGTGGCGGTGCGTGTCGCCGGGGGTAAGGCCAGTGTCTACCAGCTCTCCGGCGGTCAACTGGTGGCGGTGGGTCTTCCGGAAATGACCCCGGGCGCGGCGGAATACCTGGCACTCACTACCGAGTATGGAGTACCCGCGCTGGTCTACCGCGACGCGGCCACCAGCAACAAGGCCAGCGCACAGAAATACGACGACCCGACCGCATTGATCGCGATGAACTACATGTTCCGGCAGACATCGGAGTCTATCCTTCACGCGAAAAAAACACTGTCGCTGGCCCTGATCGAGGCCGCTGACGATTATTTTACCTTGGGTTGTATTATCACCCCGCAGAATGCCTATGTAGCCAGCATCATCGGGCGAACCCTGCGGAACAACTACCGCCTGACGTTTGCGGACAGCCGCATGGTGGATGACCGCGTGAAACAACTGGGCGCGGATGACTATCTGGTGCGGTCGTATGAGTATGAGGACACCGAGCTGATTGGCAAGCGGTTGAAAAACCTCATCCTGTACAACGCGGATATGACCGCCGCGAGCTATAGTAACAACGACAACGTGATGGTCATTGCCCGGAACCAGTCGAACCAGCCCATAGTGGCGATCTGGTACTCGAAACGCTGGCACCGTACCCTGTTCGGCGACATCATCCCGAATGAGGTCTACACCATCACCCATGTGTTCCAATTGCTGGAAGTCGTGGACAATTCTGACTTTGTGAATATGTTTGCCAGCATCCCGAACTCGCCGCTGGAAGCGGGATCGATCACCCTCAACAACTACGACAACGAGGTCATATCGCTATGAGGTTTGTTTGCCCGGAGCTGGGCGGCGATCTGATCCAGCTCTATCGCGCGTCAGCGATAGAGCAGACATCCATCCTCGAGCCGTCGGGCCTCACACTCACCCCGGACAGGCGACTATGGCGTGCCGGATCGGCGGGCCTGCTCTGGCACTACTCCACGGCGGCGGTGGCCGCTCTGCAGAGCAGTCTGGCCGTCGCGCCCACGGGGATGACCATGGCACAATACGCCGCCGCGCTGGACGTGACGCTGACCACCAACCTGTCTATTACAGCCACAACCTTCGACTGGCCCCGCTCGCCGGGGTCGGTGATCGCATCGTACTGGTACACGATACTGAGTGAGACCGGTTTGCATTTCGTGCGCCCGGTACGCCGCACCGGCGCGGCCCAGATTGTCGGCGACGTGGTGAGCCGGGAGACAGGCCGGAAGGTCGACCTGGCATACAGCGGCGTGAGTGGTGGCGACTACCGTGTCGGCACCGGCGGCGACACCGTGCAACCGACCGTGATTGATGCGACCCTGAAAGGGCTGGCCCTAAACAAGGAAAAATCCAGGGCCGACGCGATAGAGATCGCTTCCGCGATGGACGCGGCACCATTGGACTGGTACAACGACGGCGGACTCGTGTACGTCCTGATCTCCCGCCGGGAGGAGGCCGAGGGCCGCTACATCTACACCGCCGTGCGCGAAACCGACGAGGCGTGGAGTGGTACCGGATCGGATATACCGTGCCCGTCCGATGCCGTGCGGCTGGGACTGATTGAGACCCAACTGACAGATGAGGGGTGGCAATACGTCGGCACCGCCGGAAAACCAGCGTTTGCCAACAGTTGGACAAATTTCGGCGCGTCGAACCAATCATGCGCATACCGCCGCGTGAAAATATGCGGCCTGAGCGCGATCCAGATTGTGGGTGACATTTCCAGCGGGACAATATCCAGCACCACGCCGACCACTGTGTTTACCCTGCCCTCTGGATACCGGCCCGGGAAAACCTCGGTACATACCGGCATGGGCGTGCATTCGAACAGTGTGCTCTACCCGATGAGGATTGAGGTCACCAGCGGCGGGCTCGTGCAGGTGGCCGGATCGACCAATGTGCGTGTGGGTGTGGGTTGTATTACTGTATGGATATAGAGGAGAGCAACATGACAGAGTCGGAGTTTTACAGGGACAAATTTGATGCGTTGGAACGCGCCATCGGAAAAATTGAAACAATGCTGGAGCGCCTGATGGTGAAAGAGGAAGACCGAATTAGCCGCATTGTGGAGCTGGAAGTCAAGGCGTTGCAACAGGACGAACGGGCTGAAAAGCAAAAAAAAGACCTGGATGAGCTGTGGGCAAAATTCAAAAACCACTGCTATGAACAGCAAAGCGCGCCCACCAAGGCCGTGCAGTCTGCCATGAAATGGATCATCCTGATTTCTGGCGCGATTGCCGGTGTGGCCGTGATAATCGCCGCGCTGGTGTGGTGGCTTCAGCGGCTGGGGGTGGTGTGATGCGGGTTGCTGATATGACTCTCAGGCAGATTGTTGAGGCCAGAATCAGAATACTGCTGGATACTGCACTGAAACCCACATTCCTCACCTGGGTGTTGGTGTTTGTGGCTATGGTGCAAAAAGGCCAGCCGTTCGACATAGCGTTCTATGGTTTCACCTGCGCGCTGATTGGGGTGAAACGCTATTTCGACGTACAGGAGGCAAAATGAGGGGTATCATTCGAAATGATTTCAAAACCATCGTACCGCTCGACGAGTGGCAGAAACAGCAGGGGATACCCGCGAACCGAATCTCCCAGCACGTCATCATGGGGGTGGACAATGTGATGTGTGGCGATGATGTCATCCTGTCTGGCCAATTGATCCGCGTGTTTGAGGGATTGCGCGCTAAACTCGGGAAACCCATCAGGATCACATCGGGTTACCGTAGTCAGACCAAACAGGACCAGTTGAGAGCCGGTGGGTATCGTGCCGCTGTGACATCACCGCACGTCAGAGGCTACGCGCTCGATTTGGCGTATGATGGCGAGACCGATATGATCCGCATGCTGGCGATACTACGAGATGAGCCAGGAATCCGTATCGGGTGGAAAGAGTACCGGAACGCCGGGCAGAGTTTCATCCACATCGATGTTGCACCGCTGGCCTATGCGGTGCTGGCCGACCGGTCGTTCCCGCTGGCGTGGCGTTCGCCAGGGTTGGAGTGGTAGGTATGCCGGACATATTTCCGATCCGGTGTGCATGCGCGGTGTGGGATGGTGAGTGGCAGTGTAGAGCTCCGGGAGAGTTCATGGGTTGCCGTTGTGTGCAGTACACAGTCAGGTGCCCTGATTACAGCCCGGAGATCGATAGTATTTCGGAGGAGGCATGAAGATGCTTGAGTTATTTTTGGGTATTTTGATAGGGATCATTGTGGGCGGTTCCGGTGGCGCGTTGGGGATGAGTGTGTATAAGGATCAGTGGTTTGCGAGCCTGCCGCCGAAGACCATGGAGGTGTACCACGAGGTCACAGTGACGGTGGACTCCAAGGCCATCGCAAAAACCGAGACCCGGGTAGAAACCAGCGTGTACCAATTCCCTGAAAAAGTGTTCGGTTTCGTGTTCACCAACGACGACGGCGTGACCAACTGGGTGCAATCGGTAATTACAAACACAAACTCCAACCGCACCTGGACTAATGTTGTGACAAACGCAGGGATGAATTTTAAGCGCTGACGGATTTTTTCAGATGACCAAACTGCTGCTGCACTGTGGCGTGATTGTAGTGCTTGCGAATCATATCCGGGTTGTCGCCTAATTGGTTCGCGACGAATTCATAATTAGCTTTGGAGTAGATCACTAAATCAGTGGCCGCAGTATGGCGATACGAATAGAGAGTGTAATTCATATCTAAACCACATCGTTTGAGTAATTCAGAGAATTTCTGCGAATAATACGCGTCGCTTTTCCCGTGGCCAAGAAGTATATGATCAGATGCAGAAAAGGCTTTTTCTGAAATGTAGGCCTGTATTTTTTGAACAAAGTCAGGCTCAATCAGGAGAGGGGTTTTCTTTTTTTTTGTTTTGCTCTGCCAAATTATTGCGGTGCCAGACTCAAAATCAAAATGATCGGGCGTGATCTGTTGGGCCTCGTTTGGTCTGCATGCCAGATTGTACAACGTAATCAAATACATCCGAAGATCGGCCAGGCGTTCCCGGCGGATATTGTGTTTTCTTATCGTAGCCAGGTGTTTGTAATTTTTTAGGTTTTTTTCAGTTAGTGTTTTTAATATGTGATTGCAGTCGGATATTTCAGTTTCCAGTTGAAGGAGGATCCTTTGACGATGTTCTGGTAAGATGTACGTATCTCTGGAAGTCTCTTCAAAACGCGGAAATTCAAGCCGCTGATATTGCCGATTCGAAAACACGTCTTCGCCCTTTTCTCCAGCGGCTCTGGAAATCGACCAATTCAGAAACGCTCTCAGTTGGTTGAAATACTTGTTTTTCGTGGGGCCGCTGGTGTCCCGAAGGTATGCGGTTAGTTGGTCGATTTTCTCCTGGGTGATGTCAGAATAGTATACAATTCCGACTGATTTCATGATTTTCAGGATAAGCCATTTTGTCCAGATGGTCCCCTTAGCGACTTGTTTAGACCCATTCAGGAATCCGTTCATGTACTGTTTGTAATAGGATTCGATGGAATAGGATGTAATGGTTGGGGTGGGTGCCGGTTCTGGCTGTTGGATTGGAATAGATGCTGATACAGTTCCGCTTTTGGATCGAGATAGTTTTCCGTCCAGCCTGACATCAATCATGCGTTCCAGAAACTTAGAGTACAACTGATCAGCAACATCGGGGTCTTTAGTCCGAAGCGAAAACTTGATCACCTGTTTGTCTTGCACTACCTTGAGATAATAGTAGCCATTCTGTGCCATGTAAACACCCAAAATCCACCGCCTCGACCGTGATCAAAAGTAGTACAAATCCGGTACAAAACCCTTTTTCCGAGAAAGGGTTTCGAGGCGGCTGAAATAACTCTGTATAGATCATAGAGTTATCTCTGGTGTCAAAATGGAGACTTACCCCCAGGGGGTAAGACATTTTGCACAAACGCTATACCGGTATGAAATTACACTTATATAGATTCCGGCCTGAATTTTAAATTTGGTTCAATAATGGTTCAAATACGGATTTGATAACATGATGCAGTCGATTATTTATACCCACCGCATCCCGGGCACTGAATCACGTTGTTCTTGACGGATAACCCGCACTGTTTGCAAGTCCAGGTGTCGCCACTGGTTACTGTCTGATTTTTGTTTGTGCTATACCCGCAGGCTGGGCATGACGTGGCATCTGCATCATACTGCTTGCCGCATTTTGCGCATTTTGTTTTTGCGTTCAAATCCATTGGGGCACTGATCTGAATCGCTTGCTGGTTGAGCGCTTTTAATATGCCCACCAGAGCGCCGATCACAATAAAGATTAAGGATAGCATGAAATAAGCTATAGATACAATGGCTTCGAAGGTGGGTTGAGGTAAATACTGGTGTCCTCCGAATTGAGCGTTAAAGAGATAGCCAATACCAATAAACCCGAATATAACCCCGATAGCAATAAAACCGGGCATGTGCGCCTCCGTTTTCAGTAGTTGTGTTTATGAATCCAGCCAACCACCTTCCCGCATATTCTCAGAGTATCATTTTCACGCGAAAAGACCTCGCTGGAATATCGTGTGTTATCTGACATCACGGTAATATCACCGTTCAGCCTGAATTCAATACGTTTGCACCGCAATTCCCCAAAGACATCAATCACATATATGCCGTTATCCCGCACTTCGCCCGGCACATAAAGCACATAGTCACCACTGTATATTGTGGGGGTCATACTGTCCCCCTGCACCTGCATGGCTTTGACCCGCTCGGCGGAATAAGGTTCGATGATCTTTGATGGAACCGGAATCATGTCCACCACTGAAATATCGTAGTTTTCAATTCCAGGACCCGCGCAGGCCGTCGCGCTTAAAATTTCGATCATCTGAACACGCCCATCAGCCCGCTGTATGCCACCATTGCTATTGTGGAACATGGCACCACGTCCGGCAACCAACCATTCCAGTGATACTTCCGGGAACGCGTTTGCTAATTTCTCAATAAAATCAACCGGCACCGCTCGGTCAGAATTTTTATACTGAGAAATTGTACTTTGAGGAACTTTTATTTTATCCGAAACTTCTTTTATTTTCAATTTATTTTCAAAAAATAATTTATCAATTCTATTATTCACATTCATATAGCCCCCAATAAAATTCTAATATAAAAATAATATCACATTCGTGTTGACAAATTTTCAAATGCGCGGTAATATATATCATATAGAAATTATATTACAAATGAGTATTCAGGATTGCCCAAAAAACAGAATACGAGGGTTTATGGAATTTGAACATGAAGTAAAGGTAGCTCAAAAAAAGCTACTTTTAGCGATCAAATCCAACACTAGCTCGTATGTAAGCAACCAAAGGTTTAGGAACGTCGTATTTCCTGTTCTAAAATCTTACCTTGAAGATGCAGGGTTTGCCAGAATACACATCCTGAAGGGCCACCCAAAGAACAATCTTTTCGGGTTCCTGGTCCTTCACCTGTGCAAGGTTTTTGGTTTAAGGGACATGTTAAAATAACACTTGACATATAAACTCCTTAGAGGTCATAGTACGAATTTTGAAAAATCCGGTGACGCGGGCCGCGCTTCTTTCCTTTTGGGCTTCCGGTACGTCACTACCGGGGGCCCTTTTTACTGCTCATAGAACTGAGGTAAGCCAAGGAACCTAAATTAAAAATTAGGCTGATAATAGCCTGTTTTACTCTGTATAGGTCATGGCTGGCACCCTTCCGAGGGGTGCTGGCCGCAAATATGGTTTTACAGTGGGGCTTTTTGATCTTGCACTCGAAAAGACCCATAATCACAAGCCGCATCATCCGCCGTGCAAGGCTCAGGCTCACGCCTGTTCAGGATGGTGCGGCTTTTATTTTGTATGATTGAATTCTTATATAATAAATATTCGGCTCAATAACCATCTAAGTTTAGTGATATAAGTAAGATTAGTTCTAAAAGGAGGAAACACCATGAATGATCTGATGTTATCCCTCGGGATCGAGGAGCGAAAGGGCGTTCCGGTGGTCTCCAGCCGGAAAGTCGCTGAAGTGTTCGGAAAGCTCCATAAGAACGTGATCCAGTCTATCGAAAACCTCGAATGCTCAAGTGAGTTTCGAAGGCTGAATTTTCAGCCGACATCAACACCACGCAAAATGCCGCGCGGTGGTGAGCGTTTAGAAAAGGAATACCAGATCACACGTGATGGTTTTTCGTTTCTTGCGATGGGATTCACCGGAGAAAAAGCGGCAAGGTTCAAAGAAGCTTACATTCGGGCTTTCAACTCAATGGAAAACGCTCTTACCGAACGCCGGAATGTCCGGGTGAAATCAATCGCCGCCCGGAACCAGTTCACCGACTGCTTACAGAGACACGGGTACAAAAACCCCTATGAGTACGCAAATACCACCAATCAGATGAAAGCGGTTCTCGGGGTTTACAAAAAGAAGGGTGAGATGGATGAATCTGAACTCGGATTGATTACCGCCTGTGAAATAATCGCAAAACTGAACATTGAGCGCGCCGGGGCCATTGGGTACCGCGAGGTAAACCCGTTGTGCCTGAAGTCATCGGTTGCTGTGTCGCATGCTGTAAATCCCGCTCTGATCGGGCGGTTGTGAGGTTGAAAATGAAACTGAAAAAACTGATACTCGTTCTCTCTGCCCCCATCCGCTCGATCAATCGGGCCCTGGGCGACTGGATCAACACCAGCCGGTCAGTAGTCGCGGACGCGGTGCGCAGGTACCGGATGCGGGGGTGGTTATGATTACGGTTCTGGCCGCGATTGTGGTTGTGTTGGTGTTGATTGGTGGTTTTGTACTGGCCATCTACGCCTTATGCGTGCCGGTAGACTACCGTATGTCGGCGGAATGGCGGGCCGCAAAACGGGTGCAGGATACCATTGACCGCTTGCGCCGTGGGGGTGGATTATGAGCCGCCGTGAGTTGGGTACTGGCATGGCTGATCTAATTGAGCGCTATACAGCCCTGCCGGATGACGAGAAGGTATTCGCTGAGCGGATATTCCGCAGCGGGGTTGAAATTGCGGAGGAACGGGCGGTGTTGTTTGCAAAGTTCCGTGACCCGCTGTCGTGGAGCGATGGCAGATGATCTATGTGGTGTCTCTGGTGGCTGGCGCGATGTTGCTGGTGGCCGGTTTGGTTTTGCCGTTGTTAGATAGGAGGTTATTATGAGGGTGAATTTCAACGTGACGAAAGAGGAATCCGCAATAATTGATCGAATCGTCAAACGCGCGGTTGATACACTCGGAAAAAAATATCTATCCGATATTATGTCAATTTCAATGGATATTACCGCATGTCACTGCAATGGAACTACTTTGAATTTGAGGAAATTGTTAGAAGCGGATGATTATAATTTTCTTCACGATGTTTGTGGTATTATGCGGAACATCAATAGGAGAACAGGAAAAATAGAGAAT